AGCTAAGTTCTTTCTTTAGAAATATGTGTTATGGTATAACGCAAGATGAAGAAGCTATTAATGACGCTTGTCAAGAAATGTTCTTGTATTTCCTACAGATGAACCCTGAAACATTAAAAAACATTTACGATAAAGATGGTATCAAAGGAATTAAAGGTTACGGTGCAGTAGTATTAAGAAGAAGTTTGACAAGTGTTAGAAGTCCTTTTTATTATAAGTATAAGAAGTACTACACAAATTTAGTAGGAGTATATATGACAAGCTCTAGTCAGAACGCTTTTCATAAAAGTATCTACAACTTGCCTGAAGAAATAGAAGATAATTACAAATGGGAAAGGCTTGAAGAAATAGACCAAGTATTAGATAAACAAACGTGGTACGATAAAAAGATATTTGAGCTTTATTACTCAGGCGAAACTTTAGATAGTCTTGCAAAGAAAACAGGAATAAGTAGAAATAGTCTTTTTACTACAATAGATAAAGTAAGAGATATACTTAAAAAGGAATTGAATGAAAATAACTAACGAATGTAATATGGAGTTAATGTCAAGATATGAAGACAATCATTTTGACTTGGCAATAGTTGACCCTCCTTATGGGATTAATGCAGATGTAGAACAAAATAAACAAAGTGAAAGCAATAGAATATCAAATGGTGGTAAATGGAAAAAATATCATAAAAGTAAATGGGATAGCGAAGTGTCTAGTTTACAATACTTCAAAGAACTTGAAAGGGTGAGCAAAAACCAAATTATTTGGGGTGGCAATTATTTTTTTAACTTAAATTTAAGTGGTGTTATAGTTTGGAATAAGTTTAAGAACTTAAAAATGAAAGAAGGTGAATTAGCTAAAACAAGTTTTAACACTTTTAAATTATTTAATATGAGTAGAACGGATGCTTATATAAATAAATGTGATAGTAAAATACACCCTACACAAAAACCTACTCAACTTTACGAATGGCTTTTAATGAATTACGCAAAAGAAGGAGATAAGATTTTAGATACTCACTTAGGTAGTGGTAGTATAGCAATAGCTTGTCATAACTTAGGATATGATTTAACAGCTTGTGAATTAGATAAGGAGTATTTTGAAGCAGCTATGAAAAGATTAAATAATCATACAGCACAATTAAGGATAATATGAATAAGTTCTTTGTTCCTAACGAAGTCTATGAAGATAGAATAACTATCTGTAAGTCTTGTATTTATTATTTTAAACCTACAGGAACTTGTAAGGACTGCGGCTGTTTTATGAAGATTAAAGCAAGACTTGCACCAATGGGATGCAGTCAGAAGAAATGGCAAAAAACAACTGAGATAGAAACACCTGAAAGTTTACCGCAGGAAATAGTTGACGAAATTTTAGATATGTGGAAAGACTTAAAAACAGGTAGAGCAAAAGACCAAGCAGCTAAAAAGAGAATGATTGAAACATATAATACGATATACAATACTAATTACAGTCCTAGAACGAATTGTGGCTCGTGTATATCAACGTGCTTTGATGGAATAAAAAAACTATATAAAGAATATGCTAAGGGCTAAACTTAACTTAAATAACAATGCGGTTATTTTCTTATTTTTTTCTGAACCCTTAGCGTATTTAAAACTTAAACAATAGATATGAAAAGAACTTACAAAACAATTAAGTGGGTATTGAACAGCCACATTAAAAAGAATGTCCGCAGTCTTTGGACTTGGGAAAACGATAACTTTACTTGTATCTTTGAAAACTATGACGGTGATAGCAGAATATATACACCGCACCAACTTTTAAAACTATTAAAAAATGACACAGAATAATAAACTAATTAAAAACATAGAAAATATGCCAACAATAGAAACAGATTATAAATTAACACCTGAACCTAGTTACTACTCAGGAAAGAAGTACGGTTACTCAGCAAGAAAAGTAGTAGAGGACTTTCAACCTGATAGCTATAACATAGGTACTGCAATTAGTTACCTCTTACGTGCAGGTCATAAACCTGACAATCCTATAAAACAAGATATACAGAAAGCAATAAATCATTTACACTTTGAACTAGACAGATTAAGTAAATAAAAAATGACACTATACAGTTGCGAATGTGGTAAAGAAGAAAAAGAAGTTGGCAAAGCTACAATAGTTTTAAGGGATAAGAAGTGGGTATGCAAAGAAGCTCAATGTAGTTGTGGTAAGTATATGGATAGCAAACCAACAGACGGTATGCCTAGTCTTAAAAGAACAGAGCCTACTCTAAGTATGAAACGAGACAAGCTTTGGGAAGGAGCAACAGAAAAGATAAGAAGCAAGACCGAATAAAATAAATTAACAAAAATTCTATTATATACTATGAAACTAAAAATCAACGAATTAAAACCAAACGAAAGCAATCCTAGAATAATCAAGGAAGCTAAATTTAAAAAACTTGTAAAGTCTATTAAGGACTTTCCTGAAATGCTAGAACTAAGACCAATAATAGTTGACGAGAACAATGTCATCTTAGGAGGTAATATGAGATACAAAGCTTGTGTTGCAGCGGGACTTAAAGAAGTGCCTGTTAAAATAGCTAAGGGCTTGACAGAAGAACAGAAAGAAGAATTTATTGTAAAGGATAATGTAGGGTTTGGTGAATGGGATTGGGATATACTTGGCAACCAATGGGATAACGCAAAGCTAGGTGAATGGGGTATGGATGTATGGCAACCTGAAGAAGCTGTAGACTATTCTGTATTAGAAGATTTAGACTTAGGCTCAACTTTACAAGATAAAGAAGCTTCAGTAAAGAGAGCAATACAAATAGAGTTTGAACCTGAGCATTATGACGAAGCTGTATTATTAATAAACACAGCAAGAAAGGAAGGGAAGAATGTAGGGTTAATCGTTTTAAATGCTTTTAAACAATAGATGATTTGTTTTATACCAACTAAAGGAAGATTAAATACAAAGACTTACAAATTGTTTGAAGAAGCAGGAATAGAAGTAAAACACTTTATTGAACCTAAAGAATTTGATTTGTATGAAGTTCCGAATAAAATAAATATACAAAAAGATAATCAAGGAATATCTTATGTAAGAAACTTTATGTTACAATATGCTAAAGAAAATAATCATCAATGGATTATAATGTGTGATGATGACATCAATTCTTTTTACGAATATAGAAATGGAAAGAATATAAAAGTTGGAGCAGATGTATGGATAAACATATTTCAAAAGGCAAATCAACTTCCCTTTGAATTGTATGGTATAAATAATAAGCAATTAATATGGACGGCAAAACAAGATTATGTAATTAATAAAGCATCAGTTGAAGCTTGTATTTTAATGAATGTAAATAAAATTGATTGGAACTACAGTAAAGATACTAAAGAAGATAAGGACTTTGCATTAAAAACAATAAAAGAAGGTAACGGAATAGTAAAGTTTTTAAAGATTGGTTTCAGCACACCAACAGTTGGAAGTAATAAAGGTGGTTTGCACGAAAAGTATAAGGATAAACAAGACTATAAATGGGCAGAGAAAATGACAAAGAAATGGCATCCCTATACAAAATTATATAAGACAAATAAGAAAGTTGATGTAAAAATAAATTACAAAGCATTTGCAAAGAGTTTAAATAAAATAATAAAATGAAAACAATTAAATTAGAGCAGGTAGAACACAATATTAAGATAGGTAAAGACTGTCCTTACTATGAACCAAACATAAAAGAAGATTGCTTATTAGAAGTTGATGGGGAGATAGTAGGTTTTTATATTAAAGATGTAAAGGAGTATAGCGAAAGGTTGAGTATGTTGTTGGCAGTTGCAGCTAAAGAGTTCAGGGGAGATAATGTTCCTAAAACTATTATGGATAGAATGAGCACAATAGCAAATGAGAAAGACAAAACTAAAGTACATAGCAGAGCAGCTTCAAGGGCTTTAGGTTGCAGTCAATACAGCACTATACTTGGTTCTATTGCTCCTAACCCTGTTATGCGTAGACCTTACCCTAACATATCAGCAGTTCACAGGGATAAGAAAGCACAAACATTTATTAAAGCAATGTGGGGAGCTTGTTTAGAAGCAGAACAAATCATAAAAGAAATAACTCCTAAGATATACGAAAGACAACAAGAACTATTTGCAGATGTAAAAGATGAATGGAAGTTTGGAACAATGTACACGAGTAGTATATCTAACTTTAACATATCAGCACCATTTCACAGAGATACAGGAAACATCAAAGGAACAGTAAATATAATCCTCACAAAAAGAAACAACTCAAACGGAGGTTGCTTAAACGTGCCTGACTATAACCTAACATTTGAACAAGCAGACAACTCAATGTTAGTCTACCCTGCTTGGAGAAACGTACACGGAGTAACACCAATAAAACCAATAGCAGAAAATGGGTATAGAAACAGCTTAATCTTCTACCCATTAAAAGCATTTAAAGGAATATAATATGGACGAAAGTAGACACATAAAAAAGGAAAGTATCTTGAAAGCTTTAGAAAGCTCATTAGGAGTTGTAACAGTTGCTTGTAAGTCAGCAGACGTTCCACGTTCAACATATTATAAATGGCTAAATGAAGATGAGGAATTTGCTAAACAAGTTCAGGACATTGAAAATATAGCATTAGACTTTGGAGAAAGCCAATTACATAAACAGATAGGAGACGGCTCAACATCAGCTACAATCTTTTTCCTAAAGACAAAAGGAAAGCGTAGAGGGTATGTAGAGAAGTCCGAGTTAGATATAACTTCAGGCGATAAGGTTATCAATATGCCTGTTATAACATTCGTGGAAACTGAAACTGAATAAGAAATACAATCCATTATTTAATTCTGATGCTAGATACTTTATAATAACAGGAGGTAGAGGTTCAGGAAAGTCTTTTGCTGTAACAGTCTTTCTGACTTTACTGACTATGACCAAAGGGATAAGAATACTCTTTACACGTTTCACAATGACTTCAGCTCATTTGTCAATCATTCCTGAGTTCTTAGAAAAGATAGGGCTGCTAGGATTTGATGAAGTGTTTAGTATTAATAAAAAAGAAGTAGTCAATACAAAGAATAATTCAGATATATTATTTAGAGGTATTAGAACATCAGCAGGTAATCAAACAGCAAGTCTAAAATCTTTACAAGGAATAAGCACTTGGGTATTAGATGAAGCTGAAGAACTTGTCGATGAAAATATCTTTGACACTATTGATTTAAGTATTAGGGAAAAAGGAATACATAATAGAGTTATACTTATACTTAATCCTGTAACCAAAGAACATTGGATATATAAACGCTTTTTTGAGGACAAAGGCATAGAAGGCGGTTTTAATGGCTTTAAAGATAATGTATGCTATATCCACACCAACTACCGAGACAACAAAGAAAACCTATCACAGAGCTTCTTAGAGCGTATTAAGAGCATAAAGCATAGAAACTTTAAAAAGTATCAACACAAAATACTTGGCGGATGGTTAGACAAAGCAGAAGGAGTAGTATTTGAGAATTGGTCAATAGGTGAATTTAATCCTGATGGACTTCAGACTTCTTGTGGAATGGACTTTGGTTTTAGTGTAGACCCTGACAGTCTTACTGAAGTAGCTATTGATAAAAGGAAACGTAAGATATATTTAAAAGAACATATCTATAAAAACGGTATTAAGTCAAATGAATTAGCTAAAATTATTTTAGACAAAGTAGACAACAAACTTATCATTGCTGATAGTGCAGAACCAAGACTAATTGCAGACCTTAGACATTTAGGGGTTAATATCAAACCTGTAAAAAAAGGAACTATTGAAAGTGGGATAACTCGTATGCAAGACTATGAATTAATCATAACTCCTGAGAGTACGAACATAGCCAAAGAACTTAATAACTATATATACGCTGATAAGGGCTCAAAATTATATGTGGATAATTATAATCACGCAATTGACGGCATTAGGTATAATGTTATTTATCACCTAGACAATCCAAACGCAGGTAAGTATTATGTACAGTAAACTAAATCGTTAAACTAAAAACAACAAATTTCTATTATATAACAGATGAAAGTAAAAGTTAAAAAAGAAGGTAAGGTAAAAGAGTTCAAATTGATTAGTAGTTGGGAAGATGTAACTCTTGAGAAGTGGTTGCAACTTATTGATTTTGAAACAGGTAGTAAGACTGAAGAAGCAACTGAAACAATAGCAGCGTTATCTAACATTCCTAAACAGTTAGTAAAGGAATTAGCTTTATCAGATGTAGCAGTTATAATGAGCAGGATAGCAGAGCTACAACAAGAGCAAGATACAAAGCTAAAAAGGATAATTGAAATAGATGGTGTTGAGTACGGCTTTATGCCTGATTTGGATAGTATAAGTTTGGGGCAATATGCAGATTTGGAGACTTTTATAAAGAACGGAATAGAGAAGAATTTGCCTGAGATAATGGCTGTATTATATGCACCGATAAAAGAAAAGAAGAATGATATTTATATTGTTGATGCTTATGATGGAAACATACGGCTTAGGGCGGAAGAAATGAAAAAGATGTCAGCTCAACAAGTGCAAAGTGCATTGGTTTTTTTTTACACTTTAGGGAAGGAGTTGTCAGAGATTTTGCCATTGTATTTGATGGAGCGGCTGAAGGAAACGAAGACGCAATAGCAACAGAAAGCTTTGCAGAGAAGTGGGGTTGGTTTGGTGTGATGTATAGATTAACAAATGGTGAGATAGTAAACTTAGAAAGAATAACGAATTTAGGACTGTTAGAGTGCTTAACTTGGTTAAGTTATGAAACAGACTTAAACTCACAAAATAAAGTAAAAAGAAATGGTGAATAATAAGACTTATAATAATGTAGTAAACACTTTGCTAAGACTAGGCGAGTATCACGAACAGATAAGCACTACTTCAGTTGGAGACATTTATGACATCAATCTTGAGAAGATGGAGAAGTTTCCATTAATGCACATAAACCCAACATCAGTAGCTACAGGTGATAGTCAGCTTACTTATAACTTTCAAGTGTTTATTATGGATATGGTTTCAGAAAAGTCAGATTGGCAAACTAAACAACACGAGCTTTTAACTAAGCTAGTAGATAGAGAGAATAACGAGCAAGAAGTATTTAATCAAACACTAGGAATTTGCACAGATATTATTGGAATGTTAAGACATAGTTCAAGACAATCAATAGAAGGGGTTAATGATATAAACGAACCTATCTACTTTACACAAGACCAATTCACAATAGAGCCATTTCAAGAACGCTTTGATAACTTGTGTTGTGGGTTTGTATTTAATATAGGAGTATTAGTTCAGAATGATTTTCAGACTTGTAATATTCCTGTAAACGATAGCGGTGCAGGTTACTAATGCTAAAGTTCAAGATAGGAAGACTAATAGTTCAAATAGGATGGAAGAAATTTAAAATAACAATAAAATTATAAAATGGCAGATTTAACAACAACAATCACAGAGAATGTCGTATTGAACGGCTCAGTCAGAGGTTCTACAAACACTTTAACAACTACAGGAATAGTAGATGTATTTGAAAGAATTTTAACTTGTACTCACACGCAGACTACAACAGTAGCAGTATTTAATTCAACTCCTCACGGAGCAGATGGAGCTTTAGATGTAGAGAACTGTAAATACTTAAGAATAACTAATTTAAGTGATGACCAAGATATGAAAGTAGCTTATGTAACAGCAGCTACTAATTATCAAGTAACAGTAAGAGCAGGTGGTTCACATATCTTATTCCAAGCTGAGGAAGCATTAATTGGTGAAGAAGATGCATCTCCTGCATTTCCTACTTTAGAAGATTTAGTTACTGTAGAGGTAAGACCTTCAGCAACAACTGATGTTCAAGTAGAAGTCTTTGCAGCACTAGTATAATGAAGACAGAAGCTCTTGAAAGGTATCTT